CTTCTGTTGGCTCTCGCCAACCCTACGTCTATATCAGACGTAGACCTTCGCAGAGATGATGCTGGAGCTCTGCGGTCTCCCTGCGCGCTTCAAGTGATTCTTGTCGACGAAAGGCAGATCGCCGCGCTTGAGGAACCACTTCATGAGTGCTCCCCGCCCGTCAAGATTATCTACGGGAAGGGTGTCCTTTACCATATATGCCCTGATCATGGGGCGGTGGTAGTTAGGACAGATCTCATAATCCGAAATCGGATCATGGGACCAGCGCCCAAGCGCCTGGCTAGTACGAGGTACCTCGGGGAAGTACGGAATCACCTTAGTGATGACCCCGTCAAGGTACTCTACTGAACGGTCCATACCTCTATCAAAGAGGTGATTTCTCAGGGCCACAGTAGCAACTAGCTCGGCCACGTGCAGTTTGCGTGAGGTTGGGAACATCTGACGAACACGAACAAGTGAAATGTCGTGTCCATCATAGTAATCCCCACCACAAGACTCACGGAATTTTCCATTCCAGAAAGACTTGTCTCGATTCACCTTCAAGCCGAAAAGCTCGAGGGTATCGATCACGCTCTGTGCCATATCCACGGGGACAATAATGTCATCCCCGAAGACGCGCACCCGGTGCCGGTACCGCTTAACAACGGCCGGCGTCATGGTGTTGCTGAGCGCTCGCTCCATGCCAAGGAAAACAAGGGATGTGAAAACAATCCCTTCCATGGCAAAAGTAAGCGCTGAACCCATAGATGCGAACTTGGCCAGGCGAATTTCACCATGGCCTTGAACATCAGCCTTCCGGGAACGACAAGCATCCACAGCCTCAGAAAGATGAGGCCAGGGTGCAAGAAGTTCACGTACCTGCTGATTCGAGACACGATCGGAAGCCTCACTCAAATCGAGTGTGGCAAGGCTACCATCACGGGAGCCTTGGCGCGCGAGATCCATATTGGGACCACGATCGAGCCAACCGAGAATACACCGCAAGAGATCATCCTTGTGAATGTATTCCGTCACCGCTTCGAGTATGGCCTGCTGTGTATATTGCATGCAGGTTGGCTCAATAGCGATGATACGAGGTGTCTTGAGCGTCTTGGGGACGGTAATAACCCTAACGGGTCGTTCCTCCCCGGGTTCGAGAATCTGCGTGTCCTGCAACTCGCTATACCAAGCAAGCCCAGGATTGGGAAAGAGAAAGTCCCCCAAAGGGAACACTCGATCCAGCCGGGAAGTCCACTCGTTCTGAGTGTACTTCGAATTCGCGCTCAGCTTTTCAGCTGTAGCACCCGGCCCATGCTTCGGAAGGAGTTCATAGTTCCAGACCTGACGGTCCAGTTCCGTGAACATCTCTCGAAACAGCAGTCGTCCTACACGCACGAAATCGGACATATCTTGCTCCGACAACGACGCGTCAGACGCACGCAAATCCTGCTCACACTGAACAAATCCAGC